CTTGCACAGCTCTTGCAGTCCTGAGCGGCAGAGCCTAACCGCTGTATTGTCTCAGCTGCCTTGATAAGCACATCGTCTCTCGGGCATATCTGCTTTATCAGCGCCCTCTCGAATGCTTCTGACTCTGCTTTAGCCTGTTTCTCTGCGGTTTCTACCGCTAATTCGTGTAAGTTCATCGTTTTTCACTCCTTACGCCCCTTCTAATGTTTCTTCCTCTATCAGGTCAAATAATGTCGGTATTTCCTGTTCTTCCTCTTCTGCCTTGCAATATCCTACACCGTCACGGAAGTAACTGTTATTAAGCTCAACAGCCATACCGTATCTTTGCATTTTCATAGCTGTAAGCGGTACTGTTCCGATACCTCCAAAGGGATCTAAAATAACATCGCCTTTGTTGCTGTATCTATCTATCAGCCTTTCAACTATATCAATCTGTAAAGGACATACGTGCATTTGCAGATCACGTTTTCTCTGCTCTGCGTTTAGCGTTCTCATACGGAGAATATCATCCCACACCGTATCATTCCACGAAGCCGGTGCTATAACCATAAATGTAGCAGGGAGCTTGTTTTCTGCATCCAATTTCTCTGCAAGCGCTATGTGTTCTTCATAGCTGTATACGTGAGTTTTGCTATATTCCGAATATATCTTTTGCAACTTGCTTACCGGGAACATTTCCAGCTCTTCCTTTTTTATGAGCCTGTTTCCGGAACTTCTCCAATATGCGTGAGCATCCAACTGCCACCGTCCACGGCTGTACTCCTGTTTTGACTTCTTCACAGGTACGTCCGCATATGCTTTGCTTGTATTTGTTGGCAGTTTCCTGAATAATAGAACATATTCAGGACAACCTATGCCCATTTTTGAGCCGTCTTTGCATTGTTCTGTCCAACCGAGCCTATATGTCTGATTGTTTTCTCTTACAACGTCCGTTGTTATCGTTATACGTCCCATATACTTGAAACCGTGTTTCATATAGTGCATAACTGTTAAATCGCTGAAAGGATCAACTGTCGGCATACCGTCTCCTGTTGCATTGCCAAAAAGAATACGGTCTTTTACGTGTATTGCCGCCACACGTCCAGGCTTTAACACCCTAAGAAGGTTAGGCGTTAAATAGTCCATTTGTTCAAAGAAGCGGTCATTATCCTCGTTATGACCTAAGTCATTGTAACTCGGTGTATATTCGTAATGATTGCCGAAAGGTATTGATGTTACTATTTCGTCAACGCTGTTTTCCGGCATCTGCTCTAATTCAAGTATGCAGTCATTGTTGATATACTTGAAATTCTTACCCTCAACTACCACTCTCTCAACTCCTATACTTCTTTTCATTTTCTCCGATATGCTGTCAACCGTTGCAAGTCCATTCTTTCTGATTATCTGTGCCATTTTCTCTGACTGATAGTCGAAACGCTCCCATTTTGCAAGCAGTTGACTCTTTATTTCGTCTTCTTCATCCATATAGATTATATCGATCTCAACCTCTTCCGGCTGTAAGAAACGATATATGCGGTGTACAGCCTGTATGAAGTCATTGAACTTATAATCTATGCCGATAAATATAGCCCTGTGGCAATATCTCTGAAAGTTACAACCGCTACCGGATAATATCTTCTTTGTTGCAAATAGTTTTATTTTACCGTCTGAGAAGTCAATAACCTTCTTTTCGCGTGTATCATAGTCCATACTGCCCCAAATCGCAACTGCTTCCGGTATCTGTCTTTTAATTTCGTGTCGTTCTTCTTCAAGATCGTGCCAAAGAATAAAGCTATCGTCCGGATTTGCTTCAATTATTTCCTTTGCTTTTGCAACCCTCTGAACTATGCTCTCACGCTTTATTTTACTTTCATCTTGCAGGCTATTTGTAGCTTCTGAGAACATCATCCCTTGTCCCCATTTGTCCATAACGCACTCTTCACGGATAGTATCAAGCCTGTGATAGTTAATTTTAAGAGGGGGCAAATCATATCCTTTGTCACTGTAATTCGGATTTACATCAGACGGTTTCCCAACAAATACAGCCCAAGATGCAACCCAAAGCCAAAATTCTTCTTCTTTGTGTGGATATAACGTCAGGTTGTTAGCTTTTGTGCTATCTCGCTGAAAAAAACGTGTCAGTGCCTGCCCAGTATCCATAATTTCAAGGTATCCGGCATAATGTATCAGCTCTTTGTATTTGTTAGGATCAGGCGTAGCCGTTGCGACAATTTTATACGGTACACCGTTGAACTTTGTCAAGAACTCTTGATACGTCTTTGAGCCGAAAGAACGTAATACAGCTGCTTCATCAAGTGACGTCGCTGTAAAGTAGGAAACGTCAATATCTCCGTCCCTCACTCTTTCGTAGTTTGTTATTAATATGTCTCCACTTGCAGCTTTAGCTTCTGCCATTGTACGGACATATTCCGGAGCTTCATAGCCTAATATCTGTACTGTATCTCTTGTAAATTCCTGTTTTACTCCTAAAGGAAGTATAATTAGCGCTTTTCCACCTTTATGCGTTATGACCTGCTTGCAGAATTCAACTTCCATAACAGTCTTGCCTAAGCCAAATTTAGCAAATATAGCTCTTCTGCCACCTTTTATAGCCCACGCTACTATATCCCTCTGATGTGGCAGTAACGCAGGGTTCAAGCTGTCCGCTGAAATGTCAAAGCCTGTATCTTTGGCAATAGCCATTTTTGACTTTAGGAATTCCATATATTTACTTTCGTTCACTTTGCATCCTCATTTCTTCTGCAGTTCTGCGGTTTCTACCGCTAATTCGTGTAAATCCATTATCTTTTTCCTTTCTGTACACCTTTGACAAACTCGGCTTCTGACTCTAAATGCAGTTTAATGCGGTCAAAGTCAATGCCGTACTGCTCTTCAAGGACCTTCTGCATATCGGTCATTCTGATTTCTTTTCCCATTACAGGCGGAGCATCGAAAATAAAGCACATTTCATCGTAGAAACTGCGGATAAACGTTCTTGACCTCTCTCTGCGGTGCAGCACCGATAATGCAACTATCGTTGCGAATACTGCCATACTATATGCGGCATCTTCAAAGAATTTGTATTCTTGTTTCAGATATTCCGCTTCGGCTTCTTTGTAAATCCTCTTCCGGCAGGCTGTACAGTCAGTTCTTGTTTTCATTTCTGCACATCCTCCCACAATTGCTCACGGGCTTCGAGCCTTTTGATTATTTCCTCAAACTTCATTGCTGAAAAATTGTATTTTCCCATTTTACATTCTCCTTTTTCTAACAGCGTTTTAAACGCCGTTTTTTACGCTTGTAATTTTTATAGGGTAGTTATACCACCCCCCTACCTCTAAAGCGCCACCACACGCATTGTAGAAGCTCTCAGCGCTATGCTGTGACATTCTTTTGAACCGTTTTCATAATTGTGCTGTCGTTCAGCAGCTTTTCGACGATACCGACAGCCAGCTCGAGCGCCTTGTCTTTGTCCGCAGTCTTGCAGAGCATCGACAAGCTATCCGAAGCGGCTTTTATATTTGCCTGCCAGTATGCGATGTTCTGCAAGTAGGTTGTCTGATCGCTCTTGTTCTCGCAGTATTCCTTGTAGGCTTTCTGCTCGCGTTCCTTTGCCACGTTCTCTGCAATACGCTTTTCGGCAAAGTCGGAATAGATCCAGTACATCTCCGAAAAGTATTTGTATTCAGCAGGCGGCAGCTCCGAGAAGTCAATTGGAGTGCCCTTGCTTGCTGCGGTATAGCATTCTTGCTTTAGCTTCTTGAAATCTGCGGTATCTTTGAACTCGCCGAGCTGAACGTCTTCGACTCTTATTTTCATTTTCAACAACCTTTCTGCGCAAAGCATCTATTTTCAAGTCCAGTTCTTGAAATTTATGTATTATTTCAAGTTCGTCCATATTGTTCCCCCTTAGAACGGCGGTTCTTCCGGTAAATCGTTCGGGATGTCAGCCGTAAAGCAGCTGTAAATCTTTTGCGGATCATCAGAAGCGCAAACGATACGCTTGCTTATAGCGCCATATCTGACTTTTACACGTCCGTCCCTGACTAACTTCTTTCCGGTGAGTCGGTTTTTCGGTATACCAATCAACGACTGATATACTTCCTTATCCTCTCCGGTATTAGCTGAATACGTCATAACAATATCAACAGCGTTTGTTATATCGCTGCTGCCGCTTACGCTGTTGCTATCAAGTTCTTTATCGTCAGACTCTTTTCGCGGATGTGCCACAATCAGGACAGCTATTTCAAGCCGTGTTGCTAATCGTTTGACTTTCTTGATAAAGCAACTCTGCGACTGGTAGAGGTTGCTGTCCGGATCAACATCGAGAGCCGTCATAAGATTGTCAATTAACACGAATTTGATACCATACCGACAGACCGCTTGCTCTATTGCACCGAGCAGCGTTATCTTGTTTCCGGTGTTATCGTTCGCAGGTACTTCAATATCAACTGCGGAATTATCGAAGATGTAAGCGCGTTCATCGTACCAAGTATTGATTTGAGCGACCGTATCATCATCAAGATAATAGCTTTCTTCTCCGTAGTCGTTAGTATACTTGCTTATGCGCTGAGTACCGGCAAGCTGTAAATCAATCCAGTTCTTGAAATGATAGTCCGGCAGCTCTCCGGAATATGCGAATATCGAATACCCTTGCTCTAAAGCGTTCGCGCATATTTGAGAAGCCAAAGTTGATTTACCCTCGCCGCGCTTACCTGTCAGAAGAGCGACCTGCCCAAAGTATAAGCCGCGTATAGCTTTATCAACGTCCCATATACCGGTTTTGATATGTTCGAGCTTTTCAAGGTCAACTTTGCGAACGTCTGAGAGCTTTTTGACTGCCGTTACTGGTTTGATAGCGGCATTCTCCACGCATTTTATAACAGCATCTTTTCCATACTTCCGGAGGATATCGTTTGCATCCTTCTCACCAAGATAGTCTTCACGGCGAACAACCTTGATTTTTTTATCCGAGAAACGCTGTGCTATACCATCCACAAGAGTGATCTTGTCTTTCTCACAGTCCCCGAAGATAATCAGCTCTTCAAACTTATGTACCCAGTCAAAGCAATTATCAATCCAAGTAAAGCCGCTTGCACCTGTCGGAACTGATACCGCGTTGTTGATGCCGCAGTCTGAGACCGTCAAGCTGTCAAGCTGTCCTTCCGTGATAATCAGCCGTGTGAAATCCTTACATTGCTTCATGCCAAACAGCACAGGCTTTGTGTTCTTCTCAAACCACTCCTTGTTTTTGTCGCGGTTCTTGTCGAAATCCGTCTTGCGGTACTTTGCAGATACCATAACACCGTGTTCATCATAGAACGGAAATACAAGCACATTCTTAGCATCGCTGCGGACTGTAATGCTATACCGGCGCGTTACTTCCTCAGATAGTCCCCTTGAAGCCATATACTCAACAGCTTCATCGCGGACTTTTATTTCCTTCTGCTCCAGCTTCTTATACTTTCGCGGTGCATATCCAAAATCCAAAGGGAAGTTCATATCCCTTGCAAGCTCGACAAAGTGTCCACGCTTATCACAGGTTGATCTAAAGCATTTGAACAACCCTGTTTCAAGATTTACGCTGAACGTTTCTTTATCATGACCATTGCCGTGGCAGTAAGGACAGTATTTGAAAAATAGTTCATTTCCCTTCTGCTTAGTCTCCGCTCCAATTCCGTGAGCCAAAGCTATCACATCATTCTGATCAAACACATAGCTCATAACTCACACCCCTCAAAACCTGTTTATTGATAAATCAAAATCCGGCAGCTTCTTCTCCGGCTGCTCCGCCGCATCAAGCGGCGAGAGCGTGCCGTCTTCTTTTTTCTTTTCTTCTTTTATATTCTTATACTTTCTTTCATTGTTGTTACTTGCTTGTTGATTGTTTGTTGAAATGCTTGTTGCTTTGCTTGTTGATATGCTTGTTGTTTCCTTGTTATTTTGCTTGTTACCTGATTGAAATCTATCGTAATTATTTACCGAAAATACGGTAAATTTTGCGTGTGCTGACCTTGTTACCTCGCCTGTGATTTCTAAGTGTTCAATAGCCGTTCGTGCTTGTTGGCAGCTTATCTTTAACTCTGTCGCTAAGACTCCATAGCTTGCAACTCTACTTCCGCGCTTAATTGTGATGTTTCGCCATTGCCTATCTTCATAGTTTACAGTCAGAAGTAAGTGAATAAACATACTTCTGGTAATCGGATCATCGTACCAACACCATTTTAAAATATTTCTATGGAGCTTTATAAATCCGTTTTCAAGCAATTTCCGCCCTCCTCACCGTGTAATAGATAATTCTTTAGTGCCATAAAGAGAGTACCGTATATATAATCGGCTGCAAACAGCTTTGATACAAAGGATATTGTAATATTATATTTCTGCTGCCAAGAGAAAAGCGTGTTGAGGTAAGCGTTCGGCGGCATTTGTGAGCGATATAGATGTTTTTTTATATCATCATAGCTGCCGCCCTCGATCATCAAGAAGACTTTCGCCCCGGCTGCTTTAGCTCTTTGGAATTCACGGTCAAACCGCGCTCTCTCCTTAGTAATATTACCTGCAAGCTCATCAAGGCTTGCTTTGCGCTCGATAACAACCCTATCAGCGAATATAATACCGCTTTTCTCGGCTATATCATATTCGCAGGTATAATCACCATAGTCCAGCTTGTGCGCTGAATAAAGGCAATTACGAGTTTGTAAAGCATCTGTTATATGAGCGTTCTTTTTCTCCCTGGTATCAATGACAATCCGCATTGACTTCATAGCACTATCTATCTCATACGGCTGCATCAGAAGGGAACAGGAGCAGAGTCAAGCTCATCGAAGCCATCAGGAACGCTGCTCGAAGCTGTTGTTGTGTTGGTATCATCCTTTTTGAGCGGTCTGTCTGCCGGTATCTTGAATTTGCCCTCACGAATTTCCTCGATTGTGAGCATATGATCCGGATTTGTGAACCAACCGGACTTGCCGTCCATTTCCCATTCTTTGTTGCCAAATACCATACCGACAACCTTGTTCTTAAGAACTGAAACGTCCCACTCCTTAGAACAGTCGATGTTGATACCATTACTCTTGTTTATGGCTTCGATCTGAGACTTGAAAAAGCCAAGTGAACGCTTGTATTTCTTTATATCGTCTTCGGTATTGCCCTTCTGCTGCGGAATGTTCAGGCGGTATGTGCCTTTCCACTTCTTGTACTCGTCAGATGCGTTATCATACTGCTTCTGATAGAAGCGGACGAATTCACCCTCTGCGATGTCGAAGCGCATAATGATAACTTCACCGCCCCACTTAGTGCTTTCTTCCTTTACATCAAGGATGCGGATCACATAACCGCCAGCCGGAAGTCTTTCACCACCGTTGAAATTTGTTGCTGTTGCTTCTGAATAGCCTGTAATTGGTCTCATTTACTTTTCCTCGCTTTCGTTATTTGTTGGGTTCAATCCCCAAAAGTTTCTTATAGTATCATCAACAGCCTTAAGATCGTTGTCAATCTCGGCTGAATTGAACATATCCTCCGGCGTTTTAGTTATGTCAAAGCCGTCTGTGATTGTTCTGAAAAAATGCTTTCCGTCCTTAGACATACATCTCAGGCATACTGTCACCATACCCTCGAGACACACTTTATCGTCAAGCAGCTTGCCGATTGTTTTTAGCTTAGTTTCGCCGGTGTCGGTCGTGTCTTCGTGCATAAGCACATAAACAATCACGTCACTCGGAAGCTCGTCTTTGATGTACTTAAAAAGCCGCCAGTAATTGTCTGCAAGATCATTGTATAAGTCGAAGATTGCAGAGCCTTTCTTCCCGGCTGAATGCCCTTTCATAAAGGCGTTTGTGAGCAGGTAACCTGCATCATCAATAACTGCCGTTTTAAGCGGCATTTTCTTTAACTGAGACATAATTGTCCCGATGTTGTCGCTCTCGAGAACATACTTGAACTTAGAGCGGAACGGCAGGAGCTTACGCTCGACATTGACAAGCATAATCTCTTCGCTGCCGAAATTCTTCATACTGCGGCTTTTGCCGCTGCCTGATTTGCCATACACAATTACAACCTGTCCCATTACACAAACCTCCAACCATAACCGCCAGCAGATTTTCTTTTGCCTCTGCATACAGCAGATATATTTTTATAGTTGGCATAGCCTTTGTTGCTTGCTTCTCTTGCACCACTAAAAGTTAATATAGTTTTGTTGGTATCAAGATCATACATTTCAATTGCTTTACAGCAACGTTGGGTTTTGCCGTTATATGTGTTGTTATAAGCCTTTGTACACCATTCAAGATTATAAATATGATTATCAAGCTTGTTCTCGTTCTTATGATTAACGCAGTCATTTGAACCTTTATTTAACCACGCTTCGGCTACTATTCTATGAACGGTTTTTGTTTTGCGAATACCTGTTTTTAAATTTTTGAGAATAACTGTTGCATAACCATTTGGACAGATAACCTGTTTTCTAAATTTGTTTGTAATTTTAGAAAATACAGCTCCGTCTGCTGATACCTCATAATATTCTTCAAATCCAACAACAGGTTTGAATTCTATACCTGCTAAAAACATTATTCATTCTCCTTTTTCTCAACTTCTCCGGTGTAGGTAAGCGGGCAGTTCGCGCCGGTATACTTATCGGGGAAGTGACATAGACTATCATTGAGCTTGCATTTGCTGTCATACTTCGCAAAGTATGGGCACATCGAGCAGCTCACGAACGCTTTACCGTTCTTATCGCAAGGGAAGTATACCTCGACTGTCGCGGTTCCCTTGATATAGCTTGCAACACCTGACTCAAAGCTCATCGCACATCTTCCTTTCTATGTTTGCCTTGTATACGTCCATAGCATCAGGCTCGAAGTCCTCAGAGTCCGGATAGTATTCAGCAGCTTTCTCCACGCAGCTTTCGCAGAACACATATCCACCTAAGCGGTAGATGTTCTGACCGCCCTCGATGCCATATCCACACTCTTCGCAGATGTACTCAGGTTCGGGAGCATTGGGACAGCCTGCGGAACACGGATTGTGCCTGCATAGCTCACACATTGAGGTCACCTGCCTTGCACTTCTCTCTAACGAGAGCTTCTTCATATCTCCGGAAGAGATATTGCAATTCCTCAAAGTGCTCTGCGTAGGTCTGCTCGATCATCACCGTGATAATTTTCTTTACAACGTCCGACTCTTTCATTTCATTCCCCTCTTTCACATAACATTACATAGTAAAAAGCTATCTCTGCCGGGTTAGCCTTAGCCATTATCGTGTCACCGGTTACTCTTAGTGTGTTCCCTGACGGTGCAATGCTGTACAGTCTATCTGCAATAGCCTGTGCTTTTTCTGCATCCGTCAACGGCAGTCTTACTGGAGATATTCCCATAGTTTCTTCCTGTTCCTTTCTATGATTGCTTTCTTATATGCGGCTCTTCTGTACCTCTCGCGCCTTGCCTGACGTTTAGCTTCTGATTTCTCACAGAAGATTGCGTATGTGTCCTCTATGCTGCATACGGCTAAGTAAGTAGCACATATTACAGCTATCGTTATTGTTGCTCCAAACATCTTTATTCTCCTTCCATAGCCTTGATAAAGGCTTTACGCGGTATCTTTACCCTTGTTCCTATCAGCATCGTAGGAAACGGAAAAGAGTTTGTACCGGTCTCTTTGTCTTTCTTGACCTGTAAATTGATAGCGTACTTGTCACATCCGAGAACGTCTGCAACATCAGCAGGTATCAATATGTCTTTTCTGCTCTGCTTTATCTCTTCCATTGTCATAGTACCGCTCCTTTCTATCAGTCTTTCAAGTATCTTCACCGAGATACTCAACAAAGTTGTAAGCATACTCTATCATTTTGCTTGCAATATAGCTCTTGCTTCTGTTAGACCTCTTTGCACAGTCTTCAAGAAGAGCATTTGCTCTCTCTGATATGCGGACAATGTAACCGCTGTCACGATTGCCATTATCTACTTCAATAATAAGTTTCTTTCTTATCGGTTTCTCTTCGTTTTTGTCCATTGGTGCATCATCATAACCCAACAGCCAATCTTCGTTTACATTGAGAGCCTTTGCTATAAGATGTGTGCGCTCTTGTTTTGGAGTGAAAGCACCGGAACAATACTGACTCATTGCTGATTTAGGTATACCTGTTGCTGTGCATAGTTCTACTTGACTAATGTTCCTTATTTGCATTGCCTGATTTAGACGTTTGGTAAAAATTGTCGCAGTCTCTTCCTCGTCTACCAATCCAAGAAGATATGTAACGTGTGATGAAGTCGCTTCGGCAAATCGCTCTACAAAGCTGACAGGTATTTTGTCTGTCTCTCCTGAGACATACCGCTGAATTGAAGACTTTGCTGTCCCTGTCATTTCCTCGACACGCTCATATGTAAGTCCCTGTTCGTCCATTACTGCTCTAATTCGGCTACTACATTTGTTCACTTCGGTTAACTCCTTTCTTACTCTTTCGTAACTTTACAAGTTACCACACCGTCAAAAAAAATTGGCATAGGATCGCTGATTTCGAGAACGTGAATAATAGTTTCAATCTCTTCCGAGCCGAAACGCTTATTTTTTATACGTTCATAGAGGGTTTTCTCTGATATACCAAGCTCCTTAGCAAGCGCCTTTTGTGTATATCCCTTACGAACCATAGCCGCTTTTAATTCGGGCACGTTTACCATTCTGTCACCTCCGTATCTTTTTAAGTTACTTCTAGTATAACATAGCAAAAGTAACTTGTCAAGTTATTTTCGTAATTTGTTCAGAAAAAATTTACTTGACAAGTTACGCAAATGATTATATAATAGTTTTAAGGAGGTGAAACTATGACTATTGGTGATAGGATAAAAGCCCTTAGAGAAGCTAAGGGAATGACTCAAATTGAGCTTGCTGATATGACCGGTACTACTAAACAGACTATATATAAATATGAAACTGGTATTGTAACAAATATACCTTCTGACAGAATTGAAAGTATTGCTAAGGTCTTGAACGTTTCACCGGCTTACCTTATGGGCTGGACTGATAACCCTGCCCCTCAAAGTGACGGAGAAATCTTTAAAGAGTTAACACTAAAAGAACTGCGTGAAAAGCTAAAAATAGCGCCTGACGATGAAGCCAAGCGCTATAACGAACTATTAACTATTTATTTGAATACTATAAGCCAAAAATTCAACCAAACTCTCTCTGCTGCCGAAAAAGAATGGCTCACTACTCTCAGACAGATGACTCAGGAGAGCCTTGACAAGCTCCAGGAGCAGGCTGAGTTACTTCTTCTTGCTCAACAAGCCCGAGCTGATAAAGAAGTGAAATGATATACTCTATTTGTTCGTCTTTTGTCATTTTTTCACACCATCCTTAAAGATTTATCGCTCCGCAGGGAAGATACGGAGCGATTGACTGTTGTCTTGTTGTGTTTGAAATGAAATGTTTTTGTGAGAATGTAGTAAGTATGACAACCACTGTATTTAGTATACCTGATTACTAGGTGTAAAAGCAATACCACGAACGGACAATTTAAGTCAAAAAAGGAGATGTAAGGCCAATGGAAGTATCAACACTCAAAAGAGACACCGTTGAAAGACTCAGAAAAGTAAAGGTTGAAAAAGAGTTCACGGTTGCTCAAATCATCGATTTACTCGAAAAGAAAGGATTTTTTCTTTCTGAAAGTACAGTCAAGCGTGTTTTCTCTGAGAACGCCGATCCCGATAGTTTCAAGTACCGTGATACTATCGCGCCCCTTGCAGATGTTCTTCTCGACTTCTACGAAGATCAGAGCGGAACTGATGAAATAAGCGCCCTGAAAGCTATGATACGTGATAAGAATATGACTATAAATATTCTTATTGCGAAAAATGAGGAAATACGTGCAGACTTTGAGAAGAGAATAGCACACCTGCAAAAACAGATAGACCGACTGGAAAAGGCTCTCGACTTCCGAGAGAAAGTCGTAGAACGCAAGGATGAAGTTATAGAAAAACTCATAAACCGCTATATCTTAGCCGAAAAGGAGTGATTTTATGTATTGTATGAAATGTGGAAACGAAGTAAAAGACGGAGAGAAGTTCTGCGCTAATTGCGGAAGTCCTCAGACTCCGGATGCACAGCCTATCCAATATCAGCAACCGCAACCTCAGATAATATATGTTACTGCCGCTCCTGAACAGGAAAAGCCTTTGTCATTAGGCTACATAATAACAAGCTATTTCTTCTTAGCTATATTCCTGTCTTTAGGAATTTACTCCTTATTTTCAACAAATCTTGCCAGGAATGAGGGCTTAGACATATATAAATCTATCATTCTTTGCTTAACAGCATTTGTTTTTCATCCAAAAGTTAAGGTATCTTCAAAATCTCTGTTCTTATCTTTCGGAGCTAAATTCTTTGTTGCTATCGGTCTTTTGCTGTTTCTTTAAAGGTGACAGCTATGATCTGCCGAAAATGTAAAGCTGAGATTGATGATAACAGCGTTTTTTGTAAGTTTTGCGGTACAAAGCAGGTTACACAGGATAGAAATACTAAGAAACGCGGAAACGGTCAAGGGACCGTCTACAAGCGCCCCTCAGGGACGTGGGCAGCTCAGGTAACTCTCGGCTATTATATCAAAGACGGAGTAAAAAAGAGAAAAACCGCTCAGAAATACGGCTTCAAAACTAAGAAAGAGGCTATCGCTTACATAAATGAGCTGTATTGCCCCTCTGAAAAAAACAAGGTAATTACACTCTCTGAGCTTTGGGAACTGTTCACGGCTAATCTGAGTGCTCTCAGCAAGTCTAAACAGACAGCTTACAGAATAGCGTGGAGAAAGATAGAATCTGAGGTATCTTATCGGACCATAGACAGCTTTTCAGTTCCCGAACTTCAAGAGCTTGTCGATAGCTCAGCTCCCTCATATTATACAAGAAGAGATATTAAAACATTGCTATCCCATTTGTATAAGATTGCCATTAGAGACGATTATACAGACAAAAACCGCACCGAATACATCACACTTCCGAAGCTGATAGCAACAGAACGTCAAGTTTTTACAACTGAGGAAAAAGAAAAGCTATGGAGCGACTACCGCCGCGCTCCGTGCCCCATAACAGCCGGTATGCTTGTAATGCTATATACAGGTATCAGACCGGGCGAACTGCTCACTATACGCACCGAGAACGTGCATATCAGCGAACACTATATGACAGGCGGTATTAAGACAAAAAAAGGTATTAACCGAAAAATCATCCTTCCGGATAAAATAAAACCGGTGATAGAGTATCTCTTGCAGCGGTCAACACGCGGCTTACTGCTTTGGTATAACAAATCTGAGGACTTTTACAATGACTGGGTAGAAAAGCGATCCGATCTGAGTATCAACAGCGAGTTAACGCCGTATTGCTGCCGCCATACATATATCACCAACTTAACAGCACTCAAAGTCTCACCGGCGATGCTCCAAGAGTTAGCCGGTCACGAAGACTACGACACAACTTTAGAATATACACATTTATCTGTATCGGACAGACTGAAAGAAGTAAACCGACTATAAATCCTATTACAGCTCTATTACAGTACATTGTACCGTTTAAGGCTATAATACGTTATCAGGTCAACCCCTGCTAAGGGAGTAGGTCGGGAAACCGGCGCGAGAGTTCAAATCTCTCAATCCGCGCCAAATATTGAGAAATTCCCATAGAATAGCGGCTTTACCGTTGCTCTATGGGGATTGTTTTTTATCCGCAGTTGTGGAAAGTTTTGAAAAGTTTTATTGTATTACAGTACCGGTTACAGTACGTAGATAGAAAAAAGAACGCCCCGACTTATAGCCGGGACGATCTTAATTGAGTTATTCGCTCATACACCTGAACTATATTTTAACATATATACAACAGGTTGTCAAGTGTTTGTGAGCCATTCGCTTATATATCTCTTAACCGCCGCATTACACCCTCATATAATCGGGGTTGTATAGCTGAGAGCGTTGTCATAAGCTCGTCTACAAGCTTAAGTACATCGCTCATATCTCTGCCGGTTATCTCTCTCCCAAACTCCGTATTAGAGTAGTAGTCAGCTGTTTCCTTTATCGGCGCTGGTAAATAAGAGTATGCAGGTATCTCAGGTTCAATCTCCCGGAGAATAGTGTAATAGGCGGCAAGTTTCATACAAGTCTGAGCGTTTGGGTTGCGCTCCCCTTGACATTCGGCAATAGCCGCTTTTAGATCCTCTTTAGTTATCATAGCGGCTACACCACCTTTATCTCATTTCATCGATCATCTTTTCAATTTTTCTGCGCTTGTGTTCGTCAGGAGCTGACTTTGCAAGCTCTTCAAGGCGATCAATGAAAGCATCTTCGGCTTCTGCACGGCTATATCCATACTCTGAGTAACGTCCCATAGAGTCACGCTTTCTGTTTCTTGCACCTGACAGAGTATGAGGATAACTCATATCATTAGAATATCCCTCAGACTCCATAGCTTCATTTGTGAGAAGAGCAGACTTGAACTTTGCAAGGTTTTTTCCGTCTTCGATCTCTGTTCTTGACAGTTTACCGCCATTGGCTACCTTGTTTTCGTACTCTTCAAGCTCTCTGTCAATGTATTTACAAAGTTTGTGCATATTTATCCTCCTTCCTTATCGAACACGCTTAACTCCGGCATAGTCAAAGACAAGCGGAGAATTAAGCACCTCGATGGGCTGTGTGCTTGCGTTTACTATTGCTATACTTTCACAGCCACATATACTCGGTACTGATACGATGATGCTTGTTCCTACGCTTCCGGGTACTTCAACGGCTGCCGGAGTGTATCTCATAATGCTTGCAGGATCTACAACACCGTCAACAGCAATTGCAAGCTGTATTTCTTCGACTGTACCGCCAGTCGGGACCTGTATATTAGCGTGTACCTCTACTTCGTAATCGGTTGTGTAAATACGTCTGCATCCGCATCCGCAGTTACATCCGGTATTCGGAGCGTTGCTTGCAAGCAGAAATACACCTCCGCTTTTCTTGAAGATGAGGCCCTCGCTGCAAGGGCAAGGACTGTCAAGGTATATTACAGGCTGATTTGGCTGTACTGTCTGCGATATAGCAGTATATTCAGCGGACATACGATCACCGCCTTAAAAGTTATTACAGCCGCAAGAGCTTACTGTGCCGCAGCAATTAGGGTTCTGAACCACATATGCCGGTATTGCCTTCGGTGCAACATACTGCTCTACCTCGTTAGCGAGATTTCTCTGACCAAGCTGGATAGCCGCTGTCTGAACATCCTGTGAAGCCTGCCCACGAGCAAACATAAGCTCTGAGCGAAGCTGCGCGATGATGTCGTTCTTGCTCTCGATCTTATCGGAGCAAAGCTGATCCTTAATACTCTGAATTCCATTGTTGAAAGCTGTGAGTAATGCGTTTGTGTTCTGTGCATCAGCTGTTCTTGTAGCGCATCCCTCGCTTGCAAGAGTATACTTCACGTCTGATGTTGCCTGTCTGTTTTCGCAGCAGCAATTAGCCAGCTGTGCAGAGAGGTTTGTTAAGCCTGCTGTGTTTGCAGTCTGCGCAGCAAAAGAGCGTTCGAGGTTTGCAAGTTCATTACTGTTGAGCTGATTGGAAATAGCTGTCTGTGCTCCGAATATAGCGTTATTTACGCCGTTGAAGCCCTGACACATTCCGAGGTTAGTGTTTGCAAAGCCCTGGTTGATCGCATTTGTTATGCCGTTTCCGGTCTGGCAGATATTCTGGTTTACGCCAGCAATGCCAAGTGCAACGTCGCCAAATCCGGATGTAACTGCGTTCTGGACTCCGTTAACCTGTGCAGCAAGCTGCTGATCTCTGAATCCGTCATTGATGTTCTGAGAGTTGTTAAGCCACGGATAGAGACCGAAGCCCATATCCATACCGAGCATACCAGCTCCCATCATACCGCCCATACCGAAGCCACCGAAGCCGCCCCAGCCACCGCCGAGAAGCAGAACAAGCAAAAGCCAAAGTCCGTCATTGCCGAATATTCCGCCGCCGCCATAGTTGCCGCCGTAGCCACCATACATAGGCTGTACCGGCATTACCATTGAATTATCATCTGTAAGTGCCATATGCACTCCTTTCTCCGGGTAACTATCCCGGTAAGCGACTATCTCCTTAGTTTTGTGATAGCCGGAATTTATGTTAAGGACATTAATGTCCTTACCACCTTGCAACTAACTTGCAACTAACTTGCAACTAAAACGCAAAATCATTGCATATTTGAGTTATCTTCTGAACATCCTCTGCATCATCTGCTGTGCCATTGAGAGCCGGTTCTGAGGTACAGCACCGGACTGCATAACGTGCTGTATAAGAGCTTGTGGGTTGTTTTCCATTCCCTCAGGGATTGCAATTCCTTGCTGCTTCAAAAGGTTTAATGCTTGCTCTTTCGGTGATGCTTGCTTACTATTCAGCGGATTGCTCATTTTCAGTCAGCTCCTTTATCTTTTTCTGTATATTATCTAAAATCGTTTTAAACGGCTCAAATTCAGCCTTTGACATATAATCGGATAAGTTAACGGCCGAGCTTGCAGAAGCCTGTTCCTGATGTTCCTGTGCGTTCTGTGATATATCATCTTCAATTATTTTAAATCGTTTGAATACTGCCGGTTCAAGCTGTGATGTTCCGGCTGTTTTAGTATAGATGTACGGAGCGTTATCATCGATGAACATCATTGAGCTTCCGAGAGCAACAGCGCACTCTCTTGCCTGATTTTCGTTCTGAACGTGTATCAAACTGCTGCTCTGTGAGTTATTTGTTGCCTGATAGTTGTTTGCAGGCATTTGATACGGCAAGTTTTGCTGATATGGATAATTAGACGGGAAATAAGGATTGTACGGCATTATATCACTCCTTACTGAAATAGAATATCGGGATCATCGTTGAACTATCGTAGTTGTCAAGTATCTCGCCATTCTTCACGCAGACAACGTGACTGCCTGTACCTACTATGAATGTTCCCTGAGGATAGTCTTCTGCGAACTGCTCTATTGTGTAGCACTCCGGGCAGGTATTCGGTATTACATACCGTTTAAATCCCTTGCTCCGGAGATATGATGCCCATACTGCATTACTATTCGGCATATCCGAGAACATAAATCCTTCAATGCATAAGCCAATATACGTTTTCTCCCACGATTGATCGAGTCCGGCAGCTATCGCTCTGACAACACAGTCACCGATTTTTAGACCTTGCGGATTGTTATTAAAGAAAATATACATAACGTTTTCACCAATTTTAGTATAAAAGAAAAAAGGCTAACTCACAATGAAGTGAATTAGCCTTTATTTCACGTATTTTTGATGATTATATTGAGGTTTTTCCTCACTATATCGTATGTGTGCCGTGCTGATAGATCAAACTCTTCTGCAAGTCGTTCTATCGTCAATCCGTCAATGAGCCGCCTTTTCATAATTTCACGGTCCCTTTGGCTTTTTATCCATTCATCAATGATCTGCTTCAACTGAGTGTTAGATATATTTTCAAATCTGTTCATAGTAGTTTAGTGAGATGTAATAGTGAAACGTTTATGTTATTTGTTGTTATTTGTTGTTATTTGTCAGCACCAAAGATCTGAGATAGCCTTTATGAGCGCATTTAATGTCTTAGGTCCTGCGATACCGTCAGCTGCACCGCAGTCGTAACCGTGTGCGTTGAGAGCTTTCTGAACTGCCTTGATGTCAACTGTTTTTTCTGTCTTCGGTCGATAGCCGTCATCATAAACGCCACCCTCGACATTCGGGATCTGCGATTTACTGCATACGTCATAAACCTGCGCCCCTTTGTAAAATCCACCGCGTATTTCATAGTGACAATGCGAGCCGGTTGAATGGCCTGTACTGCCCTCAATGCCGATTATATCGGTAATTTTTACGCTCTGCCCTGTTTTTACCTTAGTCTCAGACATATGACCGTAGTAATAGAATAAACCGTCTGTGCCTTTAATGCACACATATAGACCAAATCCCTGACTGTGATTTGCAGAGTTTTCCCAGCCTGCATACTGCACGACTCCGGCAATTGTTGCGTGTATCTCTTTTGAGTCGATGCCGACAAGATCGAGTCCGTCGTGTGTTCCGGGTTTGTACTGCTGTGTAACTTTGAATTTGCCTTGATATGGACTGTTCATTCTTAGCCCTCCTTAACTTCGGGAAGTCCGGCAATACTGGTGAGCATACTGAGTATGCCTGCCAGCGTTGCGGAGCTTATAACGTATTTCCAGTTTACCTCTGATAGAGCTAATGCTGTACCGATGCTTGCAATTGCCGCCTGTGCTATCGTCTTGACAGCTCTAATGCCTGCGGCTCTGAGCCACAGTTTACTTCTTCTTGTCATTGTTACCTCGCTTTCTGAGGAGAGCACAGCCGAGAACTGCACCAGCTCCGGCTATTGCTCCGAGTATCGTCTTGACTTTTCTGCGCCAGTAATGTTTAACTGTGATTTCTTGTCCCATTGCTTACCTCGTTTCTATCGCCTACAATAGCGACATTCGTTCCTTTATCATCTTGCTTAATGTTTACTTCTTCCACGTATTCAAATTGATCTATAAATTTTTGCGTTCTTACTAAGCAGAGTATGAGCAGTACAAAACACACTACTGCCATACATACTGCTATTATTGTGATTACCATTGCTTTATTGAGAGCTTTATCAAATCTTTTCGCAGCTATCATATATCGCTGCTGCCATTCTTTACTACATTCTGCGCACTGGTTCATAACAACTACCTCGCTATCTGAGGATCACAGAACCAATAACCGTTGCCGCCGTTCCGATAGCTGCGGTGAGCGTTACCCACTGTAACTTCAAGCTAAACTCCTGCTTTGAAACAATCGAAGCCTGAGTGATTGATATTTCTTTTATTTCTTCCTCCGTTCTCTGATGCCGTGTCGCACAATCGTCTTTGCGGACATACCGGCTATCAAGGTATTCGATTATTTCTTTGCTGAGTGTTTCCATTTTTTCAACCTCCTTAAAGCGAAAGAAATTACCTTTTTATTTAGTCAGTAATTTTTGTTTTTCTTGTTCACATTTTTTAGCATCTACTCCTGAACAGGTAAAGTTATGAGCTTTCGGACACTCATTGCACCATTGCATATATAACCTATACTTTTCAGTATCTTGCATATTCTGTATCTCTTTATCTTTCATAACTCTCCTTAATCCCACTGACCGTTTTCACGCTCATGCACATTCTGCACAGGATGCCAACCCTTATAGCTTATCGTTACCTCGCTCGGCTGAACCGTAGTGTCTACTGAGATTGTATCTCCTCCTGCGATGACAGGGATTGATACATTGCTGACCGTATCAGCATAGTCACCAATCTTCATAAGAGGCTCGTTTACAACTGCGGTTTCGGGAGTAGTTCTGACATAATATAGCGTTACGGGATGTCCAGATGAATACTCAGAAGCAAGCCATGCCTTGAATAAATCTATATCAGACAAATTCAGCGTCTTATCCATGCAAAGAGTAATTCTCTGTCCGATATATCCGTGTGTACTTGCGTCTGTACTACTGCTATTGACAGGCATATGTGTTACTATATAGTCTGTTCGTAAATAATTAGACGTTAAGTTATAATTTTGATATGCATCAGTGGCAGTTATTCCTGCCGCTTTTGTCCAGCCTTCTTCCCGTCCCGTCAGCACCAACTTCTTAATCTGTCTCTCCGTCTGCTCAGTTCCCAGATATTTATTGATAGTTTGGCTATTTAATAAAATCGGGATTTTATAGCCGTATGGTTCGTAGGGGAGTGCGGTTGAGCCTGTATTCACCTGAACGTCTGATAATTGATAGCTATTTTCATAGTTTATTCTGATGTAGCCGGTATGAGTATTTGAATAGCTACTGTGTGTATATGTGCCCTCTGCAACTATACGAGCAATGAAGTTTTTGTTATCATCATAAGTCGATACACGCATATATGCTCCGCTTCTTACGGCATTCCACGATACAGTGTAATCCCCGTCCACTCTGATTAATTCACTTAAATTCATTGCAGACTCATAAGAGATAGCCCCTTCTGGATTTAAAAATTCGTGTGTGATATTTTCGATATCAAACAAATTCCCCGTCCTCTCCCCACACTCCTGCGGCTGTATCGGAGCTGACGGCGTTGGTGTGCCTGACTGAGACATATTACCCTTTAAGCCAACAGTTGCATTAGTTCCGTCTGTGTAGATAGTTGTAGGCGGTACGATAATATCTGTGGCGGTTTTCATAATTCTTTCGCTACCGCTTACCCACGCACCTGATACTCTTTTGCTGATACCTGCCATAGTATCAGCCCCCAATCCATATACTTCCGTCAGGTATTGTTCCTGTCGGTGCTGTTGCGCTGACATATACCCTTATACCGTTGATAATTGCATATCCGTTACCACCGTCAGCAATAGTGTTTTGCTGAGATGAAATATTAGTTTCATTCGTACTTATTTGCTGTACCTTTGTGCTATCAATGCCCGAGTTCATAGCCGCGAGCTGTGCTTCTGTCGGTACAAATCCACCGCCTGATCCGCCACTTGCACCGAGTTTCTTTGCTTTAAGTGCGTTGTAAAGCTCTCCCATTTTACTCACCTGCACTTTCTTCCGAACCGGTCTGCTTTATCCATACGCCTGATGAATTCAGGCCGTAGAAATCACCGGTACTGATGTCCCAGGCGATTGAGCCCTGTGCAAGAATGAAGCCGGGTATTGCATCATAAGCCGGGAGATCAGCAGATGAATCAACGTTTAATTCACCTATTATGACTGCTCTTTTGCCCTCGTATTTGAGGATAACTTTATCAGGTCTTAAACTATACATAAATATACCTCCTTATTTTTAAGTCCAAACAGACCAAGTGCTTGAACTATAATAACGTGTTTTCTTTGTGCCATCCACAAACTCTGCTATCTGCATATAGACTTCTGCATTCTCGGTATCGTCAAGGATATAAGCCCTGATTACACCGTATGTATTCGCTGTGCCGTGTATTGTTGCATCAATAGTTCCGGTCATAACCGCACTATCTGTAATAATATCGAGTAACGTGTTATCTATTATGCTTCCTGATATAGCCGGGGCCACTTTGTTTTCAATGCTGTCAATGCGATCATTCAGCGTGTTGAACGCCCCTCTTGCAGTCTCAACCTCTTCCTTTGTCTCAGGATAGGCATTGAGCGCATTGTCGAACGCTTCAAGCACCTGCTCCGCAGTAAGCTGTGTGTTCAATGCGTTTGGGATTTGTGCCATTTTTCTACCTCCTTATAATTCATAGGTGATATACCAATAGTCGCTTGTTGTCAGGCATTCTCCGTCTATTGTCATTATTGGTGTTTGTATCAGCGCATAGAACGCTACTTCCTGTAACTCGCTGTTATACTCTGCCTCTTCTGAGGTCTTGATTTTTCGGTATTTCTTAGGATGTGTTACATAGCTCTTATCTCCGAATTGCACCTCTAAAACGTCACCGGTAATACCGTCTTTTACAACCTTAGTTACCTTGACTTCAACTTTCTGCGTTGATATACCGCCGAATGCGTTAATTCTGTCCTCAAAGAGCATTCCCTTATCACCGACTTCAAACTCGAAGTTGTTAGTATAACCCTGATAATCCGGGTTGTTTTGAAGATCGTAAACATTTATAGTCCATACGACCTTAGGCATTTTATGTTCATTGAAATACTCTGTAACAACTTCTTTGACAGCATCCATACCGGCTACATCGTCAGATATATCCACTTGACGTACTATATGCCGAGGAAGAGATGTGTCTGACTGTGCAACTCCTACCGAGTATTTGTTGCCGTAAGCATCCTGCCCCTGACACCAAGTGCACATTTGGGAAGTGTCAACAGTACGCTGAACGCCTTTCATATTCAGACCGATTCTGAGCTCAAATGCGTTGTCTTTGGTATACTGCTTTCTCTCGTTTATTGAGAAATAGAAGTTATCGCGATATAATTCACCGCCACACGCCGATATAAAACCGTTACTTCCAAGAACAAAGTCACCGAAGGTCATACCTGAGGTTAGCTCTTGCCATTCGTATTTTGTTATATTTGGATCATCTTCAAGGTCTGTGTTATACTGATACGTGTAATTTATATCACCGAACCTTGCTTTTGTCTGAGCTGCGTTATATGCGGCATTCAGTATTCCATACATAGTCGGAGAAGACAAGGACTCTGTACTAAAAATCCAGCGATCATTCAGGTTATAGAATACGTGCCGCGCCCATACGTTTATCTTTCCGACTGCTCCGGTATACGTCTGCGTTACCTTATAGATGTAAAATATCTGTCCAAATACCTTAAGATAGTTCATCTCCATAATGTAAACCCATTTTCCATATGGATCTATCGGATGTTCGAGATATACCGAATAATCACCGTTTAATTCCTCAGTAACACGGCATTGTGTAGGCATCAGAACTGCTAAGCCGTTATTATCAAAGCCGTTCTGTGCTGTTCTCATATCGTGTACTGTGATATAGCCTTTCTGTATTACCGGCTCAGCAGGCTCTAAACGTGGAAGGTCTACCATAAGCGGAGTAAAAGGCTTTCCGTTGTTTACAAGCTGTTCTATGCGCCACATTGTATACGGAGAATCATTCTTAAACGGTTCATCCGGAAGAGATATAAAGTCTGTGTTGGTGAGCTGATCGTTTTCAATTATCCACGCCATTCACTCACCGCCTTAGACTTGTATCGGGAATCCAATACTATGCAGGTATTCGGCCGACTTCATCTGCTCTGTTGTGACCGGCAGAATGCCTGAAACATCCGGGTAGTCCTCGCATTTGTCACTATTCACAAGCGTAAGAGTTGCTGTGCCGTATCGTGGTATAGTAATCTTAGGAGTTGTTATATCAACAACGTTTGTATCACCTGATATCTTGAACTGTGTTGCTGCAGAACCGGTTATATAGCAGTTATTACCATATAAGCCGAATGAAGTGCCTGTCTGACTGCCCGAGAACTCAAAGTTGCAATAATTCATAGGGGACTCTTCCGCATAGTTCCAAGTTCCGAAGTTGCCCCATATCTCAAATCGGAAAGAGCATCGAGAACACACTAAGTCGTATATCTCCATAAAATTTGCAGTGATAGAGTCAGCTTCACTTCTGCCACTAAAAGCACATTGTGATATGGTCAAGGCGGAATCTTGCATACTGCGTTTAAAGAAACTGCCTGTATTCCACCTTATATTTTCGAAGTTAAGGCTGTCTATCATAGCTCCCACCACGTTAAAAGGTGTGTGATCATATGAAGCAAAGTTTTTTATAACTGCATTATTACCGTGTATTCTCGGAGAATTTAATGCTATTGTTCTATTGACACCCTCAGGCGCTACATCGTTCATATCTATCACAGCCCCCTGTGCAAAATTGATGTAATTACCGCCCGGCTCAACTACTGAGACAAATTCGTCCCACGTTGATACAACGTAAGGGTCTTGTTCTGTTCCGCTTCCTGTCATACTCTCACCTCTTTCGTATATTCGGTGTTATTGTGCCATCTATGACCTCATAGCCACTTTGAAGCACACGCTGTATTTTGATCGTATTATCGCCCACGCCTAACATCGGATAGTTGCCTTTTGTTGTTGCATTTACTATCTCGCCGTCAAGTGTTGTAAGCATCTTTGTGCTATCTATCACAACGTCAATAGTGCTGACTATATCGTTTACATATACGTAGAAATAGTCACCGTTCGTTGTTATGCGGTATTCGCCGTTGCTGTATGCCTTAAAGCTGATTAGCGGTCTGCAATAGATGTTTCCATAGTTGCGGACAACTGTTTCTCCGTCTATCTCTACCGAGCTATTAAGCACAGCATATTTGAAAGGTGAAACCGTAAACTGTACCGCATATTTGACCTTATTTGCATCATATGAGCCTATCGGTTGTATAGCCGATACATCTATAACCTTGTAATACCACCCCTCAAAACGGCTCATTTCAAGCGTCCTCGCGGCTGCTATGAAGGAGAATATATCAGAGTTATCATACACATCATCGCTGTTGAAGTCGTTGATCTGATAGAAGTAAACAGTAATTGAAAGGTTATCAAAGCTGTCTAGCACCGTTACTACATCTTCATCAAAGCCTATCTGTGAGATTGTACGCCTGCGCTTAGCCATTGGTGGTATCGGTGGTGTGTCAACCCATATATTGAGATCGTCAGAATGTACTCCGTTGATTTTTATCCAGTCTTTGCTCACCAGTTAACACCTCCAACCGCCGCGTTCTGTGCAAATTTAAGGGACTCTAAGCCCTCAGAAACACGCTCAACAAGCCTGTCTGCATCGTAATCAGAACCAATTGTCAAATTTGGGAATGTGATATACACGCTGTCAACGTGTGTACCGCTGCCGTTCAGCCGCTCTGCCACTCTGTCTATCCACTCTGTGTTTCTTTCAAGCGGTATAATCGCTTCTGCACCGTCCTCACCGATAACGCCGACCTGTGGACTTGTCACTATGCCGCCTTTTGCGTGTCCGAATCCGTATCGTCTATATCTTCCATATAAGAGTTCGTATAAGAGCGCATCGACTCCCCCTGATGCAAGACTTGCACCGCCTAATACATCACCGCCGCCTATTTCCTGTGGTCCGAATGCTTCTTTTAGATTATCTCCCCAGGTTTCGAGTTTTATCTTTTCAAAGATAGGATGCAGAAGACTATCTATCTCATCATCGAAATGCTCATATATCTTTGTGCCTATCTGCCAGCCTAATAAAGCCGCTTCCAAAGCAATAAAGAATTTACCTGCAAATCCAAGACCAGATGATTGTGAGCCTGCCGCATTTTCTCCGGCTTCGCCCATTTTGCCACTAAGTGTTGTCTTAACACCGCTCCACTTCTCACTTAAGCCTAACTCAGATGCTAGCTTCATTAAGAACTTCGGTGCAAAGGCTAATGTGGCTACAAGTGCTAGATCGTCAAAATCAATCGTTGTTACAATGCCTTTGATTAATTCCGGAGCTGCTTTTATAGCGGCAATCATACCGTCACAAGCTGCTTTAAGTACACCGTGCCAGTCTATGCCATTGAAAGCCTCTGCAAGGTCAATGCCGACCTGTTCCCAGTCAATATCGGTTATGAAGTCCGCTATGCCGGTTAAGCCTGACTTTATAGCATCGCTCATTTTAGAGCCTACGCCCTTAAAATCAACGGTCCTGAGTCCTTCGTTGATCTTTCCGGGGAGCTTATTGATAGCTGAGATAATTTCCTCACGGTTATCATATATGCCCTTACCAATAGCAGAAACTATCTTAAATCCTGCTATAACCAGTTCAGGGACCTTCTCTATGATCTGAGGAAGAGCCTTAAAGATATACGGTATTGACGTTTCTATCAGGTTTTGTATGTTGCCTAATATAACATCTATTCGCGGTAATATGTTGCTTCCGGCTATTTCCACCGATGTAATGAACTCGTTAAAGGCTGTATCAACATCACCGTCACTCTTGCCAAGTTCAACGACAAGGTTTTTCCAGGATGCTTTCATCTGCTTTGTAGAACCTTCAATTGTTGAGCTTGCTTCTTTGGCTGTTGTTCCTGTTATACCTATTTCATCCTGAATAACGTGGATAGCCTTGATTATTTCTGCATAACTGCTTATATCGTACTCAACACCGCTGATAGCTTCCGCATCCTTAAGAAGTCGCTCCATTTCGGTTTTTGTACCGCCATAGCCTAACTTAAGGTTATCAAGCATTGTATAATTCTGTTTTGCAAAGCCTGAGTATGCGTTCTGTATCATCTGCATATCCGTGCCCATTTTGTTGGCATTATCGGACATATCACGAATAGCTAAATCTGATAGTTCAGCGGCCTTTTTGTATTCTTCCGCAGTAAGATTGGATATACTTGAACCGCCAATGTCAGTTACAGCTTGCTGATATAGCTTCTTTTGCTCTGTGTAGTACCCCTTTAACTCTTCTAGCCTATCTTCATTATGACGTTTTAGAGCGGTCAGCTGTTCTTTCTGCGACTCTTTCATCGCATTGATCTGCTCTGTTTCACTTTCCTTTAACTGCTCTAATTCGTCTTTCTGTTGTTGTTTCAGCTCACTCTTTCGGGCATCGGCATCAGTCTTAATAGCATCTTTCTGCTTCTTAAGCTCTTCGATCTGAGCCTTACGCTCAGCATTTTTCTTATCCTGCGCATTCTGCTCTTCAATCTGCTTAGTATATTCAGCAAGCTCTTTTTCAGCCTTGAAACGCTCAGAGGAATTTCGAGCATTAGCAACCTTCTCTTCAAGTTCCTTCTTCTTATCCTCTTGCTTCTTTTTCTTGTTAGCCTCGTTTTCAGCTTCTGAGAGCTTATTAATTGCGGCGATCTGTTCATCAATGGCAGACATCTGACGGTTTGCTTCATCATCTATCAGCTTTATGCGCTCTTCATATTCCTTGTTTACAAGAGATATCTTTTCGTCAGTCGCCTTTTTGTAAGCATCTATCTCTTTGGTAAGGGATGTATTTAAAGCAGTATATGTGTCCTCATAAGCACGCTTTGCTGCTTTGTACTCTTCATCATATGCGCTAAGAGCCGCGCTGACTGTCTCTTCTGTTATACCCTCAGACTCTTTCGAGGCTTTGCCTATCGACTGGATAAGGCTTGCAGAGAAACTTGTTACTGTCTGCATATACTCATTTGCAGACAGCCCGGCTGTCTTGTATGCTTCCCTTGCATACTGCTGCACCTGAGGACTTGCAGATTTGAAAAGAGTATCAACACCGCCTGTCAACTGCTCATAGCTTGAATATTCGCTAAGCGATGACTTTGTAAGTCCGGCGATAGCTGCCGAAGCCGCTGTAACAGATGCTATAACAACCTCACAAGCTGCTTTTATTCCTGAGCCAAGAGCAGAGGCTAACCCGCCGAGCTTGCTTGTAGTTGATTCTGTGGTATCGCCGAGATGCCCAACAGAGCTATCAAATTCTTTTGTACCGTCTCCGGCAGAGTTAAGCTCTTTGCTTACATCGTTAATCTGTTTCTTGTATTTTTCTGCTGATTTCTCAGCTTTCTCAATTTCAGATATAAGAGCCTTTGTTTCCTCAGAGGTTACACCGGTACTTTTTGCAGATTCTTCCAGCTTTTTTCTTAAGTCGGATATCTGAGTCTGTGTCTTCTTGTATTCCTCGGCAGCTGACTGCAAGCGTATTTTCAGCGTGTTCATTTCTTCCGCTGATTTCTTAACGCTCTTTTCAAAGCCGGATGTATCAAGGCTTATCGAGCCTTGCAGGTCAAATACATCAGCCATTATCCCACCTCCTCATCATCTATCATATTAAGACCGCACATTGCATTAACGCTGTCTATAACCTCTTCTGCGGTCTTCGGAGCTTCTGCCGGCTTCGGATCTATCATCTCAGCATATGACTGCTTAATATATCTACCCTTCACAAAGTTAGCAGTATTTTGCGCTATACACATCAAAGAATCAGTTATATAGTTCTTGTATATATCTTCCTTGTGTGTCTTCTCGATATGCTCAAAGTAATACTCTTCTCCGAAAAGCTCTAATTTTTCAAGATCAATGCTTAAACAAGCACTTTTGACAGTTTCGACATCTGCAAGAGCGTAGTAAAAAAACGAATGCACCGCTTAGAGTTGGCAATATCAACAAGTGCAAGGATACCGTCATTTTCTCCCTCTTCATCAGGTTCAAGGCTTGCAAATTCCTCTCCGCTCATAAAGCAGAGAGCTCCACAAATCTCCATAGTATCATCTACATTATCATTGCAAATAAAAGATATAAGACTGAAAATATCCTTTGTATCCTCATTCTCTCTGAGTTTCTTGATGTTATCAGCGTATTTCTTCACGCTGTTTGCTATCTTAAAAGTCTGAGCTGCGAACTCCTTAGGAGAGCAGTTAGCTATTGTTTTCATCTCTGTACCTCCATATAAGGCGAATACCCCGACTATTGCCGAGGTATTCTATTGTCTGTATTCAGTTGTTTATGCTTATACGCCTGCATTGACAGTCAGAATAGCGGCATTTGTCATAACGCTATCTGTGCCGTTGCCGACCTTACAACGATACTGTGTACCGCTGTTATCAACGATAACTTCGCTTGATGAAAGAGAAAGTGTTGCAGATGTTTCTCCGGATATATCCGTATAACCTGCATCAGTTGTTCCCTTTGACTGCCACTGATATGTCAGTGTTCCGGTTGTTGTTGTTGCTGCTACTGTGAAAGATGCAGTTGAACCGGCTGTCTTTGTTACGTCTGAGGGCTGTGTTGTGATAGCAATTGTGCCGTCAGAACCGCTCTTGATGTATACCTCAAAAGGTACATCGTCAATATCCTCAATGTCATAATGACCGTGGAAGTCAGCTGAGAACTGGCCCTTACCGTTCTTTGTAGATTGGAACTGGAAGCCACCGGTATTAAGAGCATTCTTGATGTGAATTGCCACAAAACCGCCATTTGTGTTGTTATTCTTGTCGGAATAGTCACCAACAAGCCATATATCCTTGAAATCATCGTCCTTAAGACTGTTTCTCGGAATAATATGGGTAGAATTATTGGTATCAAGATCGGCTGCTGTTATAAGCATCTTTCCGAGGTTGTTGTCAATGGTGACAAAGGTTGTGGAAAGAGCCGGATCATAATACTCAATCTTCTTGCCCTGCTTTGTATTATTCGGTACGTTGTCAACATCTGCGAAGTAATCGCTGAATGTAGGGTTTGTGCTAAAGGAATTACCGCCAGTTGTTGCACCGATAATGTTAGCCTTTGTATAGCTTCCTGTTGCCGGATCGAATGTATTGAGAATGACTCCGGCATTGATCTGAATTGACTGGAATGTGTCAAGTCTGACCTGTGTATACTTAGCCATTAGCCTTATACCTCCTATCTCTTAATTTTCTGTAAAATACTCAACCTGTATATTGAGTATGATCCTTTTTATCATATTGTCTGTGCTGTCACTTGAAAGCTGAGAGAACGGAGAGCCGCGTTTTATCCATATTGTGCCGCCACTGATAGCCGATTGAACGCCGCCCATTCCGAGGAACTCAGATATTTCATCTTTCTTTGTGATAGCCGGAAGCCAGGAAGAGTCACGATACCATAACGAAGCTGTAAGATATACAGCATCACCGAAAGAGTCAGTCTGTACCTCATATGTGATATATGGGAATGCAGGTTGCTTATCCTCAGAAAAAACGCTGTTCTCTTCATATGCCGGAATGCCAAAACCACTCCAAAAGCTGTATAGAGCTTCTTCTTTCACCGATACCGCCCCTCTCTGACTAACTTAGTATAATTGCCCTTAAAATTTTATAAGGGCTTTAAATGCATTTAAACGCTTGCTGGAAGTGTGAATAATTCAGCGGAACTCTGCCGCATATCAAGAGATGCGCTTTCAGGAGTTTTTTTGTTGTTTCCGTCACTTGTTATGCGGAAATACTGTCCGTCAGATACTCTCTTGATAACGTCCATAGGTTCAAGCGTGACCGCTTTACTTGTGGTAATCGTGCAGTTTACACGCTCTGTAAGTGCATCTGCTACCTTCTGCAATGCTGAATTATGAAAGTCAGCTGTTGCCGGGAACTCTGCTCCCTCCACATATGTCACTATATAGCTGCCAACACTATCTCTCACCATTGTCTTTTCCATAAACACAAAAGGCTCATACGACTCTGATAATAAGCTCATATTGAAATCCTCCTGTATGTGTTAAGCCTTGACGAGAACTGTGATTGCCACGTTACTGCAGAGCCACCGCTTGCAGAACTGCCGCCGCCTTTAGAATAGCTATATCCTCCAAAACTCTCAGATGTATAGGGAGACATATTTGTGCTGTCAGCGGCTTCGTTCTTTGTTCTCCACGCTGTTATATCATCGCAGAGCTGTTCAAAGTCTCTAGGTACTGACATACTCCATATCTCACCTGTAAAGCTCTCAGATCTCAGATTCGCTAAGTCCTCAGCTGTATTTTTCCAAACTCCGTCATTGAGTACAGAGCCTTTGATGCGGAAATACTGTCCATCAGCAAGAGTTGAAAGCGGAGCAGTACCGCTTACTATGGTAAATGTGCGCCTTATGATATCGCTGTCAGAGCGTAAGAAATAGTTCTTAATACTTGCACATACCTCTGTTAGTTTAGCCATATTGCTCCGCTACCTCCTTTATTCTTCACGCTTTCTGCGCTTTTTGGGCTTTTCTTCCTGTTCAACTGTTTCATTTTCGGAAAGTGCTGGAGCTTCTTTAACAGGCTCAGCAATTGTCTCAGAGACAGCCGCAATAACAGGTCTGTGTCTCACATTTTTATCAGTTGCAAGCTCTTCTATGCGCACATCAGAGGGAGTATACCCCTTGCGTGGGTATATATCTCCGATATTGTACGCATAATCACTGTCCTGTAAATCTGTGAAATACTCGATAGCTTTATACATCGAATCACACTCCTGAGCTTACTACATCAGCAATGTAGAGTGAGTCAGGATTAACAAGAATCGGGATAAATACTGCGCTTGCTCTTGTCCAAAGAACAGCCGGATCGTGTTCTGTCCACTGATCGATATAGATAAATCTGCCGTTAGAGCTGCCCTGTGTTGCGATAAGCTTGTTAAGCTCTGCCGGAGGTACACCCCAAAGACCTGCACCTACTCTGCCGTTCGGCATTGTTGCAAAGAATGTGATCTTGTTCTCAGGGTAATATCTCAGTGTTGAGAGTGAAGCAACAGAAGTTGATGCTGTGAAGCCCTCGTTATCAGGATTGTAAAGTCCGTCAGCCTCAACAATCTTCTCAATACCGTACTCAGTTGCAAGGTAATCATCAAAGCTTGAACGCTTTACAGTTGCTCCGCTTGCAGAGCTGCCGTTGATAGCTGTCTGAATCTTCGTATTCTGACGCATCTTTGTGATATTCTTGCGACTTGTCATAATACCGTTGATAACAACGCCCTTAGCCTTTGCGCTGTCAATTACATTCTGAATTGCTCCGAGAATGTCTGCGTTAGGGCTGAGGTCAACTGTAAAGCCCTTCTGATCGTTGCTGAGACCAAAGTCAATTGTAAGGTCAAGGTTATTCTCACCGATTGTTACCTTACCAGTTGCCATAATCTCATACTTAGCAACGAGTGTTCTTGTCTTTACCTGCTCCGAAAGTGTTCTTGCATCGTTGAAGACGTAGTCAAGAAGTCTGTCGGGAACAGTAACACCGCTCTGCATAGCTTCGAGAAGTGTCTCAGATGTATTGATCTTAACCTTGATAAGGCCTTTCTCGATTTCGTGATTTTCAAGTGTAGGTCTTACAGTCTTATTAGCTTCTGTATCAAATGCGTGATACTTAGCCATTTTAGGAACAAGCTGCTGCTTGCTGATTGAAGCCCAGCGTGCCTTAAGGTTGTCGCTCTGCTCATCGTTGAAGAGCTGATCTATTGGCTCATTAGGTCTCTCAGGATTGAAAGGGAACTGTAACCACTCTGCTTCTGAGAGCATACCGTTTACGCCGTTTGCCCAGTTAATAGCCATATTCCTTATCCCCTTTCTTAAGCTTTAGTGTCTGCTGTCGCAGAGCCGGAAGCAACTGCACAACCTGTTGAGTCAACAGATGCAACAGTTACCTTGTAAGTGTCGGTGATTGTATAGTCGGAATCGTCTGTATATGCAGACCACTCTGTTGTATCAAGCTCCTGACCATAGTAAACAGCCGGTGCAGTTGTAGCATCGCCCACCTTGTAAAGATACTTCTCACCTGCAGCCGGTGTATAGCCGGATACTGCAAGATGTGTCTTACCACTTGCTGCACCCTCTGTTGAGGTTACAGTAATTGCTGAAAGTGAGCCGTTAGGCTGCCACTTAGGACGGATAACGTCAGGCTTTGAAGCAATAAATGTAAAGCCCTTGCCCTCGAGTGCAGACTGAACGCCGCTCTCAGCACTTGCAGGGAGTCTGTCAAGGTATACAGTACCGGAAAGGACTACTGAACCAGGCATAGCGCCGGATGTAACATCAACGTCCTCATATACGATGCCCTCAACAGTTGAGCTGCTATTTGCAGGGTAGAATGTACCTGCTTTAACGATCTTGCGACCGTCAGCGAGAGTTGTTGCAAGTGTCTGCGGAATCTCTCTTGTAAGTCTTACACAGTTTTCATCGTCATTTGCAAGGAAAAATCCGGGAGCAAATGAACGAGCCGTGTTGTCGTTCTGAATGAATGACATATTATTCCTCCTTTGCTGCGGAATTGCCACTATCAGGCTTTACGCCGTAGTGATCGTAGTTATATTTTTCAGTAAACTTCTGCATAGCCGCCGCAATTTCATTCTTAGGCTTTTCCTCAGTTTTATGAGGTGTAGGTGGAGTGTGGCTCTCTTTGCCCTCAACAGGCTTGTACTCACTCCATTCCTTTTCGATACTCTCAATAAGCTTGTCAGTATCTTTCATTTTGCCCTCATCGTCAAACTGTACACCGTCAACATAACCACCGAATTTAGTGATTTTATTGATGGCATTCTCAGAATAGCCCTTATCCTTAAGCATAGCCTTGAAAGCACTTGTCTTCTTAGCTGTTGTCTCTTTGGACTGGATCTCATTCTTAAGCTTGTCGTGGGCTGCCTTTTCAGACTCATACTTTCCCTTGTAATCGTCTTTCTTTGCGGTTTCCAGCTCTGCTTTTGCCTTTTTAAGCTCTTCCTGTACCTCGGATAGCTTATCGGCATCGTCTTTGTACTTTTCAAGCTCTGACTTCAAGGCGTTTACTGACTCCATATGAAGCTCTATAAGGCTTTCCTTCTGTTCGTCAGTGAGTCCCATTGCATCAAGCTTTTTTCTTGAAAATGTACTTGCCATTTTTAATACCTCCGTTACTTTGGTGACGTTTCTTTGTCATTCGGTATGTTTTTGCAGAATTACTTCTCTGCTATTTGGTGTTCATCGCCGGTATTTACCCGGTTTTGAGCATATAAATAAAAAAAGAGGTAATCAGATTGTATCCAACTACCTCTTAGTTCTTTACTGTTAAGCGACTTATAACAGCGTATATATTCAGTTATCAAATAAAAAAGCGGTACTATCTCATTTGATAGCACCGCTTGCTCTTCTTTATCAACAACTTAGATAAAGGCTATTTTAGTTCTTTACGCTGTATAGCTATAATTTTGAAGCCCTCTTTGCAAGGTATGACCTCGAATCTGTCAACCTTTGCAGCTTTATTCTCCATTGCTGTTACCTGCTCCGGAGTGAATTTATATTCTTTACCCATAGTATACCCCTTTATTCAGAAAATGTCAATAGTTTTTATCCATTTTTTAGCTGTTCTTCGTATATTTCCTTATACTCTTGTATATGATCTGCTCTTGATAAAGCATTTTTAAGAAAATGTCTCGGCTGGATACCTCTTGTATAGTGAAATTTGCCGTTTTTATCTCTCCATACCCACGGAGATTTCCGTCCATTACCGTCAGATGCATATATACCTGTACCAAGCTCGACAAATAGAGGATAAGAAACAGATTTCCCACCGCTTGTCACTCTCAGATTAGTGCCAATGTACACAGTATCACCAACAACCTTATGCGTTATAGACTTTTTAAGACTGCCGCCGTGATAGTTCTTAATACTTGTGCTTTCAGGTGTTCCAACCGGTGTATTTTCCTTAACGTGTGTTTCTGCCGCTATTCCAACAGCTTCATTTGCTGCCGCTAAGTTCTCTGCGAACTGAGAGAGAATCTTGTTTTCATCAAAATTCATTTTTATTTCAAAGCTCATACTCTCACCTTCTTCAAGCGGTATATAGGCTTAATATAGACTGTTTGCTTTCCTATTGTGTATTCGCCACACGTAAAGTTTAATACGAATTTCTTTTTTCGGTGTGTGCATATAAAGAATAGTATTCGTGGTAAAAGCGTTATACTTGTATACTCTATGAAGATTTTGGGGCGTTCTATGCGCTTATTATTACAATATTTCATTGCTTTGCTCTCTTCTTATTTCTCGCCACTCTTGCCGCAGATACCATTTTGCGCCATTTCTCAGGCTGTTTGTACTTAAGCTCCTGAAAGTCCTTAAAACGCGAAGGAACTTGATTTCCGAGTAATGACATATATTCTTCGTGCATATCAAGGTCCCTGTTGGCATTCCTTGCAGCTCTTGTTATCGGCTGTCGGCTCTGTCCTTTGGACTCTTCCCACTCTTCATACGTCATATCCCATCGGTTAAGTTCTTTTACATCTCGATCTGATAAATTGCTTTGTTGCTTATTGACTACACCAACAGAGCAACACCGGCAGTTAAACACTTCCTCAGGTGCTCCGTGTGGATCTCCGGGGAAGAGCAAACCGTTAGAGAATTTCTCACCAACTGCTCTTATTTCTCCGTCACATTGTCTGTGAGTCGGTCTTGTATGACCGTCAAGCGTTGCAAGCCACTTATGCTTTACATCTATTCCCATATCCTGAGCACGTTTAAATACGTCCATTCTGCCGCCGTTTTGAGCCGATGTTGTCATAGTTGCCGCATTTCTTACCGCAGCATTCTGATTCATATCTGTAACTGCTGCTAGTCGCTGTGCTATTTCGTCTATTGTTTCCCCTTGCAATATTCCCTGTGTTATCGCAGATGTAAGTTTCTGCTTATTCCACCGCTTATCAAGAGGAATATCAACTTTAGCTTTCGGGAGCAGGTCCGGATGATCTCTTACAATCCTTTCTACTGTTTGTTCGTCATACAGGCTAAAGCTTGTATCAGCTTTCAAAGCCTTTTCTATGGTGAACTCTGTCCAATTGGTATTGACTGCATACACTTCCGGCATATAGCCATTTATAACGCTTGCAGCTATCATATTGACATTTGACAGGTTTGTTGACAGCACATCAAGCATTGCAAAGTTCTGCTTACCGGTCATCATATATGTCATTCGCCAGCGTTCATATTCATCTTCTGTCAATTCGCCTGATTCAAAGGCTTTTCGCTTTTCAAGGTCCTTAGTTTCATACCATTTCAGATAATTCTCGGCCTTTTCTTTCATTTCATTGTATGCCTGACCGTATATGCTTTCAAGTTCTGCTGTTAGCTCAAATAGCAGCTCTTCTGTCTGTATATATCCTTTATCAGCTAATAATTGAGGGTTGTATCTGTCGGGGAGATATTTGGGCATTTAATCACCCCAATCTAACCGCTGACCGCAGTTATAGCAATAATTGAAAGGCTTTACTTCGGATAGTTTTACATTACCAAAACATTCATCACATTCCGGGCAGTAGAAATAAGTTTCAATAAAATGCGCGTCTCTTATGTCGTATTCTTCTTGCTTTGTGATTACCTTTTTTTTAATATTTCTTTCTGGCATTGTATCACCTCATATCATAGAAATTCTCGCCTGCCCCGATTGCTTCGCACAGCTTTTCAAAGTGCTTTTTGGCTATTTCATACTCAGGGAACGATACCTCAATGCACCTATCTATGTGCTCTCCGTATTCTAGGACAAACACCACGCACGGCTCACCGGACAGGGTACTTTCCGGCGTTACATATACGTTTTTCACGCCGTCAAGATTTATTAAGCGCCTAAATGAAGCCACGAACATTGTATCACCTCTTTATCTTAGCTCCCTTGTATCGCCTTTCTATCTCAGCGACTATCTCAGTATTGACTTGTTCAGGATGTGTTGCTCCTGACTTATCATACCAATCATCTCCGAGAAAATAATGACATAATTCATTAACAGCGGTTTGTGCTTTCATAGGCGGTGCAAATATACCAAAGTCGCCTTTTTCGCATAAACTAAGTATATGTTCTCTGTCAAATCTCTTACGCTTATGTATCATTGTATCACCGCCTTATTTCAGCTCCACGCAGAAAACATCATCGAAGTTATATATTCCTATCCAAGCACCTTTCTGCTTTACCATAACCGCCTTACCGTCATAGCCGTAATCGTCCCATTCGTTCTTACCGTAAGAAATAGTATCTCCGTTCTTGAATGTGATCTCAATTCTCTCTGCTGATTCCATATTATACCTCCGTTTACTTCCGCTTACCGCTAAATCTCTTAATTCCCATAGCTTCACGCATAATCTCTTTTACTTTGATTTTATGCATATTACAATAATAGAGAAGATCTTCTCTGTCATTATGTATAGTTAAACTGTCAGTTGCTTGATGTTCTTTTATAATTATCTGCTTTGCAAAGTTTACAGCTTGTTTATGACTGTAATTTAACGTTGATCTTTCCATAGCATTATTATACTGCCGTGCCCTCAGAGCCGCCTTGTGCGTTATTCTGTGCAGCCTGTGAAAGTATTTCAAACTGTTCCATCTGTTCTGCTTCTTTATCCTTGATAATATCTTCGTATTCATCGGATAAGCCGTTAAGAGCTGCAAGTTTCTTTGTAGTTGCTTTATCTCCGAGCCACGGAGCAGATGCAATTGTATTCTGTATTTCCTCAGTTGCATTGATAGGCTCATTATATTCGACTGTGAATGTTTCGTCTTCGTCAATGCCGGCTATACGCTCTATACCGCGTATAAACTCAAAGACGTTGCTTTCAATCTCTCCGGAAAACTCTCTAAGCCTTGAATATGCCGCTTTAATAGCCGTTGCTGTTAGGTTTCCGGCTGATAATACTTCGTGATTAGCACCGCGCATATTCTCGAATAGCTGAGCTTTAAGGCGAATAAACGCCGTGTTATTGGCTTCAACAGGTACTGTTATCTGATGTGGCTCAGCACTGCCCTGATCGTCAACGTGGATAACGTGAGACTTTACAAGGTTTATGATGAAATTAGCATCTGCTACATCATCCATACCGCCGTAGTTCTTAAGTACCCAATACACAAGCTCAGCCTGTGAGACGTTGTTGCACAGCTCAGACATAAGAATATCAATAGCTATGAGTATTTCAAGGTTTCCTATGATCTCAGACTGTTCCTTAAGGTTATACATTGTGAATATCGGAAGTCTTGAACTATTCTCAGGTATTAACTCATATTTGCCCTCAACATTATTCAGCTTGAATGTGCTGTTATAAGCTCTCTTAGGCTGTGCAAGCTTAAGTCTTTCGTTGTTCTCCTGTACATATACGGTAAATCCGTCAGGCTCATACAGGTAAACAGATAACGGCTTATCACTTGCAAGCTGCGTGTAGTATATACAATCTGCAAGCTCTCCGTTGTAATCATCCAGTATTCTTACAGTATTGAGGAAAGGCAGATGTACCATCTTCTCTCCGGTATAAAATCCGTATGATCTACCGCATATAAGAGCATCACGATAAATTTTCTTGATAACATCGTCAAAGTTGTTACCAAGCTTTGTTTTATTATCCGGGTTGCTGAAAGTTACGCCATTTGCAAGTAAGTGTGATACCTTTTCACCGATGATAAGAGGATAATACGCATTTCTTATCTTGTGATTAGGGGAAATATAATCCGGATGTGCTATACCCTGCATATCATATATAATCTTCTCGACCTGTGCTATATCAGGGTTTTCCTTGTTATCATAAGCAATAGACCGTTTAGCCGTCTTGTATTCATTCGACTGCTGAAAGTCACTCATAGCCTGTTCAATGAAGTCTATGCGTTTTCCTTCATCATTGCCGCATTTTTCTAAATCTGAATGTGTAAGCAAACTGCTACCCCCTTACCATTGAGCTTGATATTGTGTTCTCGGATTCGCTATGCCGGACGTTGCAACAAAATAACGTGTTGAGTCCATACAGTTGTGAACGATCAAACCGCCGTTAATTGCAAAATTATGATTATCCTCAACTTCCATATTGTAAACATCTTCTACACCGTCAAGCTGCACCGCTTTTATGCCAATGCTTCTCGCAGTATTTCCTTTTGGAGTATTTATTTGTGATAAAGGTTTCTCCACAACAAATGCACTCCCTTTCTACGTTATCTACTTGTGAGGCTCTTCGATATGCAGATTTACAATTGTTACTGCAAAATTTACCTTTTTTGTAAGTCAAAAATGTTTTATTGCAGACAACACATTGTTTTTCAATTCTCTTGTGTAGTTCTTCCTTGTATTCTTCATAATGTTTCCTGTGCCACTCTCTGCCTTTGTCGGATTTATGCCACTCGCACGCTTTGGGACGTGCGTGTGCATTAAGGTTGTCTGCTTTGGATTTTCGTTCTTCTTCTGTCATTTCATCTATATGTCTGCGTGTGTGTTCTTCTTTTGGGAGCAATTCAAGGTTGCTGATTTCGTTATTATATTTGTTATGATCTTTATGATGTATTTGGTATCCTTTCGGAATAGCACCGTTGAAATATTCCCATATAAAGACGTGCAACCTTTTCCGTACACCATTGAATGTCTTACTTGCTAAATAGTATCCTGTTTTCTTATCTCTCCGGAAATATCGACCTAATACCATAGCAAGGTCATTATTATTCGTGTAATATATCATCATAACAAACCTCTATAATTCGGTCATTCACTGTTAGTTCGTCTGCTCTTTTATATCCTCTTTCTGTTAAGACAGGATGTTCACCGGTACATCTGATGTATCTATCGTCTTCAAGCTCAATTTTATAGATTTTTGCTTTTTTCTGAGTTAACCGGCAGTCTTTATACGGCTTGATCTCAGGCTGATTTGTTGTTGTATTGTAGCTTAACACATTTCCTACCGTTCCGACTAATTCAGAAATAGGCTTTTCACCGCTGTCTGTCATTACAAGTGTTTCACCGGTTAGACAGTGATCGTTGACCTTAACCGGTCTGTCTTCTATGGCACTTTCGTCCCAAACGTAACCGCCGAACTCTTTTTTTGTGTTCTTACACTTTGAAGAGAATTTTATAATACCTCTCTGCATAGCGACTGCTGTCAACTCTATTCCCTTAAGAACATCGTTATTTGCTTTCTTGACATTGTATCGCTTTGTATTCTTCCTCAGTAAAGCAATAAACGAAGCCGCAGAAGGATCTATAACTGTATATAATTTGCTCTCTATGCCTCTTTCATCAAGAAACTTCTCTATGTCTTGATAGTATTCATCATCTGTCTTTGTTGCTCCGGCATCTCTTCCGGAATAATAATATTCATCAATGCCCCACCACACAGGACCGTATTTGCCCCATAAAGTGACTGCAAAAGCATTCATAGTACCATAGTCAATGCTTAGAGCGTAAGCCTCTGCTTTGCTCTCAGGAGGCTCTTCAAAGGCTTTTTCATACATAGGATATATGAGGCCTTGTGCGAGAGTCCATTCCCCCAGGATGAGACGATTATAATAGACTGTTCCCTCATATTCCTTGCAGAGATTGTCAACAAACTCCTTTGATAGAGCTGGATTGTCAAATATAGTGTACTTCTGCACATATATATCGAGTCCGTCACTATCTATGAACTGCTTAAGCCAATGCTCAGGGCTCTCAGGGTTGCAAGAACCGTCAAACCGCGAATATGGCTTATCAAGTCGAGACTTAAGCATATCAAATACGTTTGGTGACCACTTAGCTATTTCGTCACCATAACAATACTTGATTGACATACCCTGTATTTTACTTACCTGTGATGCTTTCTCAGCTCCTAAGCAGTAAACCGGTACGCCTGCGACCATTGCTATATTTCTGCTGTTAATAGTTCCGACCACATCAGAGGTATATATTTCCCTCATTGGCTGCAGAACGTTACGCTCAACAGTTTCTTTTGATACGCCTATAATAACATTCAGTCCGGCTTTATCCTTTACAGCTCTTAGCCGGGAGAGAATAACAAAGGCAATATCACAGTATGACTTGCCCGATCTTACAGCTCCTACCTTTAAGCACCATCGAGCGTGAGCATCTCTTATATACTCATTCTGTTTCGGGTTTAATCTCGGCATTGTCTTTCATCTCTTTCAGGATATCATCGAGCTTGTCGAGTGTTGATGTATCTGCACCGGTCAGCAGGTCAGCTTTTGCCTTAAGCATATCTGCCTGAGCTTTGATAAGTTCGTTCTCGACCTTGCTCTTATCTTCTCCGGTAAGCTGTAAAGCATACTGGACAGCTTTTGCCCAGTTCTTTGACTTCTTATTCATAGCTTCTTGCATTATTGAAAGAGCTATTGCTTCTTCTCCTGTAAGCTGCCGGACCTCTCCTGTTTTACTATCAGTAAGGTTATATGTTTCATTTAGGAGTGCTTGCATAGCTTCTCTTATGCCTTTTTTACGCTTCTTTGCTTCATCGCTTTTCTTCTTGCACTCGACCGCCGACCGGCCGCCGGGCTTAAATTGCGTTGCTGGATTTCCACGCTTAAGGTTTCCGTTATTAGCTATACCGCTCACTCCTTTCTGTTGTTTATTTTGCACATATCAGCTTGTATCCTGATAAGTGTCTGTTTATCATATTTGCACAAATCATTTTGTTTTACGCATAGAGAAGAATGTTAATTGACCTTTATTTTCCTCTCTGCCTGCTTTCTTGATAGCCTTGATTTCCTTTTCAATGTCACTTATCTGCTCATTGTATTCTTTGATGTAGCCCTTGTATGTGTCTATAAGCTCATTATCGAGCTTTGTGCGCTCTTTCGGAGGTGTGTCATGGATAATATCATTAAGAGCTGATACATATTCGCTCTTTTCTTGCTTGATATCATCTATTTGAGATTGTAAGCGCCCTATGGATTCATATGTTGCTGTCTGCATTGTGCCGCCTGCACTATAAGCACCGCCGCCCATGTTGCCGCACATAAAATCAGCCCCACTTTCTTCTTAATTCCTGATACCAATACACATAATCGTCTCCGATTTCGTGCATCATATCTTCAAATGATTTATCCTTGATATGCAGCTCCCACGCCTGTGACTGTTTTCTACTTCTGAATGGGCGTGTACTGCCTGTTTCTTGCATTGCTTCTGTTGGTATACCATCTACACCGTGTGCTAAGTGCTGTATATTGAATGTATTAGGCTTGAAGTTTTCAAGTCCCTCTGTGCCACAGCAGGAAAGGCTATCGCCGAGGAAACGTATACGATCTTCTCCTGAGAAAAACCGTAGATTGTGCTTGTGACATTCCTCTTTGATATTCTTGAACATAGGAACTAATACTTCTATCGGGAAACAGTATTTTCCGTCTTTGATAAGCCCCTTCTGTTTCTTCTTAGTGTGATATCCCTCACATATAATGCCGTATGCTCCGCTTTCTGCGTATCTCGGGACCTCTGCAAGTATATCTTTGTAGCAGTCTGTCAAAAACGGCTGTACACGCACTATAAGCCTTGTAACGTGCCGTGAGAGTATCTTTGCAGCTCTGAGACGTTTTTCATAGTTTGGTGCTCCCGGCTCTAATTTATCATACTTACTGCAAGCCATTGATATTTGAAATACACACTCGCATTTGCTTAGTAATGTCAAATAAGGCTCTTTACAAGCTAAAACCGGATTCTTTGTGCTTATGATAAACGGATATTTTGTCTCAGCGAATATCTCTAAGCATTCAAGCGTTCTCTTCTGCTCTGCCTCACACTCTTGAAAAGGATCTGACATACCGCCCCAATGGATAGGTATATTCCAGTCGCACCACTTTGTTTCAAGCGTTCTGTGACCGTTTATGAAGCTCCTGAGGGCCTTTGCATTATTCAGCGGTTTAATATTCTTGATAGTGAGCTTATTGTTGGCAAAGCAGTATTTACAAGCGTGACTGCATCCTGAATATGTGTCCAGGTGTATCGGATAGTCACATACTAAGCATTGGATTCCGCAGGAGATCAATAGTCTATCTCCTGCATATCATCCATTGTCATATCATTTGCGTTAAGATACTGCCACAGCCCGCTTGTATCGCCTGTCTCGGTGCTAACTACCATAGGGAGAACACCTATGAACTCTTCGTCAGCGTTCTCAAATACATAGTCGTTGCCTAGTTTATAGGCTTTATTTATTGTAGCTCCAAAAGCTTTAGCTCTTTTTTCTGCTATATCTCTGCATTCTTCATAGTTTTTCATTATTCTTCACCCTTACTTTTTCTTTCTGTTCTGTAACATCCTGATTGTCTCGGTCATCGGTGTTACTGACTTCTTTGCTCTTTCCGATACCCTCAGATTATCAGTTCTAAGCAATTCAACGTTTGAAGCTTTCTTGCCGAGTCGTGAAAATACGTTGTTAGAGTTATAGATCGTGTTTGTCTGAGCATCCACGTATCTTATCTTACCGCCTACATTTTCAACATTGAATACGTGACCGGGGATTTTTACGATACCTCTTGAACCGTTTCCGTACTGCTTCATCAGCTTTTCAAGGTTAGCCTGTGCAGTTCTCGGATTGGTAGAGCCTACATTAACGGATTTTGCTTTTTGGAATGCTCCCTGCCATCTACTGCCTGATGGGAGCTTGTCTCCTGCATATGTCGGAAGAGCAACAACGTCATAGCCTCTTCGTCTCAGCTCATATGCTACTACACATCGCTGGCAGTTCTCAGAGAAGTCTCCCTGCGCTCCGCTTGTGTTATAGAATGGGTTTGCACCCTCAATAGCTTTCTGTATGCCAATTGCCTGTCCTTTTGTACCAATGGATGCTTTCAGCTCTGCCGGATTCGGTGCAAAAGGCTGTACTGTAATCGGATCAATTCCTTTTCCGTTGCCACCGCCACCGCCTAACGGTTTCTCTCCACTTTCTTTGAAATCGCCTGCACCGCCGCCTGAATTACTGCACATATTTATTCACTCGCTTTCTGTATAATTTTATCGGTTATTTCTTGTTTGTGCTTTCTCAGATATTTCAATATCTGCTCTTTCTGAGCCGTTGGGAATGTAAATGCCGCTGTGAAGAACTCTCGTTCATCGTTGTTTTCATCATAGCCATTGACTTCCTCTATTTCATCCATTGAGAACGAGTCGAGTTCAAAGTCGCTCAAATCTATCTCAATATCGCTCAGCTCTTCAAATTCCAGTTCAAGATCATACTCTCCTTCGCTGATTCTGTTATCAATGAGTCTGTACGCTCTTATTTCATCATCTGTTAGGTTATCTATCAGCTCACACGGTACTGTGTTATATCCTAGCTTTTTTGCTGCTAGATATCGGCCGTGTCCGCAGACTATAACATTATCTTTGTCAATTACTATCGGCTGCCTGAGTCCCTTTGTGAGCTCAATAGAGCTTGCTATCTGTTCTATCTGCTTCTTTGTATGCTTCTTAGGGTTGTTCTTGTAAGGCTTAAGTGCTGTGATTGGTAGTTCGACTATGTTCAAATTATCACCCTTTCTGCGTATATACAGCAAACCGTCTCGGCTGAATGCTGAGACGGTTACTGTACTTAGAGGTTCAATCCTATGTCGCTTCGGTTATGGTGCTTGTGGTAAGCTGTGCTCTTACCGGACTTTCAGCCGTGAAGTCTTTTACAAGCATAATTAAAGAGGGGATTTCGGGCAGAGAAAAGGAGAATCACTCTGCCCTGAAAGAATAAGGAACAATTAAGGATTTGTGTAAAATGAAAAAACGAAGGAAAAACACAGAGATACTATCTCTTATGCTTATTATACCACGTTATTTCGCTTGTTTCAAGCGTTTTAGTTATCAAGGGTATCACTTTCTATACCTTTGTTACTTCCGCGAAATCCCTTATGTCACATTCAAGATAATCTGCTATGATAAGCGCGATCTTTAGCGACATACCTCTTTGCGAAGAACTTATCCTCTTGAATGTCGGTATTGATACTCCTGTTTTAATGCAGAAATCCTTGTCAGTATATATTCCCTTTTTCCGGTATAGTTTCCGGATCTCCTTAATGTCAATTCTAACTTTCATTCTTTCCCCCTTGTTTTAATAATCTTTCCTGTTGTACCAACACGCCAGCCACGTCAGGCATCCACCGATAACAGCTCCGGCTATGAATAGTGCCATTAGGTATCACCGTCCTTTGGTGGTTCGGGTAAAGGCATCCAGTACATTACTCGCATTTGTGGCTGTTCCAGTGTAGCGTATGTTCTGCACGTTTTTAACCACCAAGTATCATTGTGGTACGCTCCAAACATAAACTCATTGCCCT